TAACAAAATATAATATGAAACGTGTAAACCTAATCATTTCCCGTCCACCTTGCGGCCTCCCACGCTCTACGTTTAACTAGTCCGGGCAATTTCTTCGCTCCCGCTTTAGTCCATCTGCCAAACTCGTTGAATATGGTCGGGTCTTCGGGGTTACGAACAATCTTTGCCCTTAATTCACTCTTCTTAAAGTTACCTAGACCGACATTATAGGTAAATGACACAATGGCATCCCATTGGTAGTCGGTCAATTTTAGAGGGTCAACAACCTTTTCCATTGCCTCCTCTAGAGCCTCAATATACGCATCAAGGTACATATCGGCTTTGTCCTGTGTAATCTCCATGCCCATCTTAACCCCGATAGTGTGCCCGTATCCGATAGTGGGGACACCTACGGGGTCTCGATAAGCCTTCAAACGACATCCCTCAAATTGCTTTAGTTTGTCTAAAGCGTGCTGGGTCATTCTCATTATTTACTATTTTTGTTAAGATATTTTACAACCGCCTTTGCTATTTCGTCTGGTTCAGTCTTGTGTTTAGCCAACTCTACGGCTAGGTGGGTCACTTGTTTCAACTCCTTTTTCTCTTTCTCGTCAGCAGGTTCCATGATGCTCTTTGTTTCAATCGCACCGATAAAAGAAACACCCAAGAAAGTAAACCAGGGGAACAAAACGATATTCCAACCTCCATAGTTATTGAGATACCAAACGGACACAATCTGCATTATGTCTATCAAGGCCAATGCAAAAATCATGTTGTAATAGCGTGCAATCTTTTGCACCGTTCGTTGCCATCCATCACTAGTAATCAGTTCTCCACGAATCTTCGCCTTGCGAATACCCGCCCAAAAATCAAAGGCTATGAAAAACAATGGCATTATCATAATACCAAAGGCAATCATAACGACTACGACTATTTGGCTAATCATCTGCTCGGTCATTGCTGTGCTGCTTTAGTAGGTTGTACGCCCATCAGAACCATAGCCATTCCAGAGAAATCCTCACTATGTCGGTCATTCATTGAAAGCAAGACAAGACTAGAGATGTAATAGAGACAAGGGTCAACAAGTTTGTCACTTATTTTCACAACTTGTTCTACTTCTTCATCGGTGGTTTCGCTTACTACATCGGTGGTTTCGTCATCCTCGGTGGTGGGGTCTGACCACTCCTTAATATAAGACTGATAAGAAACCGATACCTCCGCACCCTCGGAGTCAAAGCTATACAACTCTAACACATCGCCAGACGATTTGTGAACAAGAAAGACCTTTGGACGTTCCTCGGTGCCCATCGCATACTTGTCTTTCTGCTTGGCATATTCATCGGAACTCCTATCCTCAACCTCAAGATACTCCGCATCCCAATCGCTATCAATTCCTACAAGTCGCAAGAAATCCTCAACCTCAAGTTTTGCAACATATCTGCCTGTTGATCCAACTTGCGATATCGTTGGTTCATCGGATACCGAGTCGGGTTCAAGATAATCAATACGACAATTTAGGTTAACAAAGTTAAGAGCCTCAAAGACCTTACTCTTTATTAAATCATCGTACTCCGTCTCGTCCTCACCCGTATAAAACTCCGCCTCGTTAATGTTAGCCTCGTTCAGCAACCGACGGACTCGTTTACAAATTTCCGAACCGCTCAGTTCTACCATGGCGTGTATTATTTAAGGTTGGGGAACTCGATGTTATACTGCTCCATCAGAGTCTCAAGGTCGGACTCTCCTGTAACGCTAGCACCCAACTGTGTAAAATACAGCAATGCTTCGTTAACGGTCTTAACCTTTGTAACCCTCTTTGGTTTAGCCTTGTCAACAGCCTCCTTAACCAACGCGCTATTCGTGCCCTCATACTGCTTAACCTTGTTGAACAACTTACCACAACGAGGGTCGTTCTCCAAAGCATCCTGCACGAACTTGTCAGCGGTTGTAAGACGCGCTCTCTTACGTGTCTGGTCGCCGCCCTTGAAGGTAGCAAAGATAGTCTGACCTAGATAATTAACTCGCAATGTCATCGCATCATAACGTGCGAGTTCATATACTTTTACCATTTTATTCTGTCTTTGTTAGTGTGTTATTAAAAGGATAGCCCGCCCCGTTTTAACGAGACGGGCCTCTCCGGATTTTATTATGGCACATAAGATGCCTACCCCCGCATAGAGGGTAGACTTATGTTAGGCTACGTAGATGTTCTTACCTGTGTAAGCAACCCAAGCACTTGTAGTGCTGTTGTACTTGTACAAGCCCATTGAGTAGGTAGTACCATTTGTGGTAGTGCTATCGTCAGCAATCAAGTAAACGATGTCACCGTCAGCGGGGCTAGAAACATCACCGAGCTTGTTAACGCTCTTGATAACTGCATCCAAAGCACTCAACTTGTAACCACCAACCAAAGTAGCGGGGCCAACAATCATGCTGTTGAAGGTATCCAACTTAACGCAGTCATCCTTGATGTAGTACTGGCTCTTTGCCTCACGTACTTCGCCACCCTCACCCTTCTCGTGGTTGATGTTGATGGTCTTGCCCTTCTGATAGAAGAAGTGCTTAGCCTCCTCAACAGAGAAGATGATTGCACACTCGCTGTAACCGAGGTCATCCAAACCGTACTCGTGTACGAAGTTCAGCTTACCGAAGTTGCTCTCGAATGAGGTAATCTTGATCTTGGTGGTCTCGTCAGTGAAGTTACGTACGGTGTACTCCTTGTGCTTGCTGAAGTCGATATTCAGCAGACGCTGGATGAACTTTGTACCGCAGTATGCAGTCAGTTCATTGGGAGTATCATACTTGCCACACATCATGGCCTGAATACCAATCATGTCCTCAAAGTCAATCTGACCGTCCTGAATCTCATAGCCAAGACGAAGCTGACGGAGAATACCCTTCTCGGTGTAGCAGGTCTCAGTACCGGTGCGGTCGTTGGTCTTGTAGAACTTTGAAGGTGCAGAAATCAGCATTGAACGTGTACACTCGCGGCGGAACATTTCGAGGTTCCAATCCTTGATGTCCTGTACATTCCAATTAGCCTTCTTCTTGATGCGCTGGAACAACTCGGTGTAAGTGATAGCGCAAACCTTCTTCTGCAAGTAACAAGTGGTCTCGATGGGGAAGGCATTGTTGGGTTCTACCTCAACCTCACTCTCACTCAATGCGGGAGCCATGGGATAGATGGTAGTACCTGCGAGTACCTGGGGAACTGCTACGGTGTGGTCGTTAGCGGCAACATAGGGGCCGTTCAATGCGATGGCGGTAAGAGTAGTTGAACCCTTATCAGTTACCATCAATACCAGAGGAGTACCGTCAGCGATACCACCCTCATAACCAAGAGATGCGCCAACCATCAAGGTTGCGTTCTTACGGATGAGCTTCCAATCGTTGTTAGCAATGTGTGTGCCCTTTGTCAAGGTAACCTCTGCGCTACCGCCTGTGCAGTAACCCTGTGAAACTTCAGTACCGAAGTTCTGCAGAGTGGTCAACTCCATTACAGCCTCACCTACCTCCCAGTTTGTAGGCTCCTTGGTGTCTACCTTAATCTGACGAGCGCGACGCATTACGTCGGTGTGCAGAGGGAAACGATAAGCACGGAACTTACTTACGTAGTCGTCAAGGTGGTTCTCTGTGATTTCAGCCTGATCAAGTGCTGAACCTGTTGAAGCGTGGCTCTGCTGGTCGATACCCTTCTCTGGGCTATCGGGAGTAGAGTCAGCCATAGGAGTGCCAGCGTTAGGGTCAGAACCGCTACCGTTGCCACCATTAGCACCTACATCAGCCAAACCAGCGGCTGCCACAGCAGCACCACCACTAGTCAATACTGCCATTACTGACAGCAACACACTCAGCATCTTGCTGTTTGTGATTTTCTCAAAAATCTTTTTCATTCCTTAAATCCGAATTATAGGTTGTTAGTAATTCTCGTCTTCATCACCTGCAAGGAACATATTTCTTGCTCGGTTGTTCTTGGGTTCGGGAGTCTTCAAGGGTGCTTGTGAGCCACCTACATACTCCTTCTTGTTCTCCAGGGTTCGCAGTTTGTCGTTGATGTTCTTGTCAAGACCTTCTGCCATGCCCTCATCACGTGCATCAGCAACGTCCTTGTCATAGGTACTGCCCTTCGCCAACATTGCGAAAATCTCGGGGTCAATGATACCGTGTACAAGGTCATCCATAGTCTGATACATCTTGCCTACTACCTCTTCGGTCTGCTCGGGTGACAAGCCAAGTTCCTGTGCCTTTGCGTTAATAGCCTCAATACTCTTGGGCATATTCTCGGCCATTGCGTTGTCAATCTCATCGCTCTTTGCCATCTTCTCCATGTAGGTAGAATGCGCATCAGCGAGTTTTGTGGCATACTCGGGATCGTTCTGCAACTCCTGCAAATCGAGTCCTTTGTTCTGCACCATCCAAACAACGGGGTCAAAGTCCTCTTGGTCACGAGCGGCAAGCAACATTTCAGCCATTGCGGGGCTCTTGCTCATACTCTCACGGAGTCGCTGGCTGTTTTTCTCATAGCCCTCGTATTCGTCCATGGTCTTACCCATCTGGTCGTAGTACGCATCCTCGTCATCCATGTTCAAATCAGGATAACGCTGACTCATACGTCCACGAAAGGCATCCTTCTTCGAGGGAGCGGGTTCAGCGGTCTGCTGCTCAACTGTTTTCTCGTTATCTTTTGCCATGTTAAACAATTTTTCTTTTGAATTTCGATGGCGAAAGTACATTGATTGAAATGGTGAGTTTGACATTTTGTCGCAAATGTTGCGTGTGACCAAGTTTATCCTTGATTTTTGTGGCATTTCAAACCGACATAACATGAAAAGACAGAAATCCGACCACCGAATACCTAGAGATGAGGCACTTTACGAGGCGTACAAGAACGTGCTAAAAAAGCAACCATATTTGGATAGCGACAAGGCTCTGGAAGAGGCTCTAAAAGCCCCTCAACCGCGTATGTGGGTGTCCTTTTACGGGGTTTATCGCATACTCCTACGCATCATACACGATAGCCGGGACGCACCGAAGAACAAAGCAAGGAACTCACTTGAATTAGAGATACGTGAGAAGTATGAAAGACTGAAAAAGAGGACAATATTCTCCGATGCGTCTGCATATTTCCTCACATCGTTCATCATAGCAGAGCCGTCAAACGGTTTCTTTGTGTCTTTCATCTACGCAAAGAAAGTTGTCGGTCTAGTACGCAAAAAGCATCAATCTGCATGGAAAAAGAAAGCAATTACATCCCTGCTATAGTTCTTCTTGCACTCTGCATTGTAACGCCAAAGGCGTATTTCGGGTATCACGAGCCGTGGTTTTCGTGCTTTTTTTACCACTTCACGCATTGTAATGCGTGGCACCTTCTCTCAAACGGCTTTATTTTGGCTCGTTTTCGTCCGAGGTGGACAATTATACCTCCAGCGTATTTAATCGCGTCAGCGGCTGCGTATGACCCCTTATCGTGGCTATCTGCACACACCTGTGGTATGAGCGGAATCATATTTGCGTTAGTTGGCATACTTGAGGCAGAAAATAATAGGGGTTATAACATGAAACTGATGTGGTTGAACCTTGCATTTGGGGTCATACCAGTTTAGAATTGGAAAATTCACATGATTTCTTACACACTAGCATACATATTATGGCGAATAAGAACCTACAAAGAAAATTAAAGTCACTCTCCTTTGAACAGCGAAAGCAGAAAGACGAGGCGGATAGCGAAGAACTATTCGGTAACTCTGAAGATTTCACGGCATACGAGGAAGGAAAGACAAAAAAGAAGAAAAAAAGCTCAAGTCGCAAAGAACTTGCAAAACTGTATGAGGAGAAGAAACGGAAAATCGAGGTACGTAAAGACCTCGTTGAAGAAGCGGTTAAAGAAAAACTTGATATTAAGCCGTCGGTGGAACAAAGTGGGGCCCCTGAGCCTCAAAAAGAGGAGTCCCTTGACGATGATATGCCAATGTTTAACGATGCGATTGAGAAAATAGATCGGGAGGTTAAAAGACAAAAGGAAGACATATCAATCGAATCCGTCCTCATAGAAAACGAGGAACGAATCAAGAAACTGCGCATGGTTGGCGTAGACCAATACACAGGAAAATGTATACCCGACCACACCGAAGAGGTTTCCATCAAAGGATATCCAATCCCCGTTCAATATCTCACAAAGGAGGTAGCAAACTGCAAACTATACAAGACGGTTAGGCAGTTGGGCGGCGTAAAAGAATACGTAAACTACTTCAACACGGTTCACAAGGAGGAACTGGAAGGTAACGAGATTACGGAGGATGAGGTTATCGAAGAGCTATACGTGACAAGATTGAGAAGAGACCCTGCCTTCGCTTTCATACAATGCTTCAACATCCAGGACAAGTCAAGCGGTAAGAACATCAAGTTCCGTCTTAACTACCCGCAGGTTATCCTTCTTGCGAAACTTGAGAAGATGAGAAGGCAAGCAAAGCCTATCCGACTTATTCTACTAAAGGCACGACAATGGGGAGGATCTACTCTTGTGCAGTTGTACATGGCTTGGATTCAATTGTTCGTTCGCGAAGGATGGAACTCGGTTATCCTTGCACAAACGAAAGACACGGCAAGACGTATCAAGTCTATGTACTCCCGTATGCTTAAACATTTCCCGTCAAGCATCGTGTTCAAAGTACCGCACATCAAGTTCTCGCCAAAGGAAAACTCGCAAGCCGACTCCACCATCACAACGGAGAGCGGTAGAGTTGTACGTGACAACGTGGTTACGATTGCGTCGTTCGAGAACTTTGAGTCTACACGAGGTGCTAACTTCGCAATGGCGCACTTCTCGGAGGTGGCATATTGGGTGAACACACCCGGAAAGACTGCAGAAGGACTTATCACGAACATCGCGGGCGGTATGCTTATGGCTCCTCTTACCCTTGAGGTCATGGAGTCAACGGCAAATGGTATGAGCGGATATTTCTACGATGAGTACCAGATTGCGAAAGACCCGATGAAGAAATCATCACGTGAGGCTCTCTTCATCCCGTTCTATTTCATCCTCAATGACACCAAGCCGTTCAAAGACGAAAACGAAAAGTACAGATTCGCTAAATGGCTGCTTGACTACCGCTTTGATGAAACGGAGTCGGTTACAACGGAGTCAGGCTCGTATCTCTTCTCGCTATGGCGAAAAGGAGCGTCACTTGAATCTATTAACTGGTACATCGAACAACGTGCCCGTTTCCATGACCATGCGAGTGTGGCATCTGAGGCTCCAAGCGATGATGTGGAGTGCTTCAAGCATAGCGGTCACACCATCTTTGACCAATATCTCGTTGACAAGTACCGCAAAGAGTTCGTGCGTGACCCGATTTACTACGGGGAAATCATGCAGCCCGAGGGACAACGCCCAAGGCTTACCCCGTTTGACGCAAAAGGTGCGCTATGGGTTTGGCAAAACCCCGACAACTCACCGACAAATGACAGGTACATGACTGTGGTCGATGTCGGCGGTCGTTCAACCAAGGCTGACTTCTCCGTGATAACGGTTGTAGACCGATGGCCGTTGCGGTTCGGAGGAAAGGCAGAGGTTGTGGCTAGATGGCGAGGACACATCCGCTACGACTTCCTGGCTCTCAAGGCGGTCATGATTTCGCGTCTTTACAACAACGCTCTTCTGGTGTTTGAGTCCAACACGTTCGATAAGAAGAAGGCGGAGTCTACGGAGTTTGTTGAGTTCGGAGACCACACAAGAGGAATCCTCTCAACCATCGAAGATACCTACGAAAACCTCTTTATGCGCGTTTCTACCACCCCCGAAGACATAAAACAAGGTCGTTTTAAGAAGGTGGGGTTTCAAACTAATGTTAAAACAAAGCAGGATATGGTGGATCACTTCATCGTTTCGTTCGAAGATAATACCCGTTTCCTCGACCCCGACTACCGAGCTTACGAGGAGATGGCGATTTACGAACAACGAGAGGATGGTTCGTACGGTAATATCGTCGGACGTGACAACCACGATGACATCCTCATGACGGACATGATTGCTGACTTGGTTAGCGACCAGCTTCCCGTTCCTTCAATCGCAAAGGAAACTTATGCCGATGAGTGGAACGCTGGCACGATGAACGAGTCATTCTTGTAAAAATACGCATGGAACAATAGTGGAACAATGCAAATCGCGATTGTTCTATTATTGTTCTATATCTATTGTTCCATACTATCCGTCTGCAAATCAGTAACTTACCGCAAAACGGAACAATAGTAACAATAAAAACGCGTATATGATATATAAAAACATACCGATTCCTGTGCGCGCGGGTTATTAATTTATCTTTTGATTAATCTTTCTAGAGCTACTCTATATCTAGTCATAGTCGGCGCATGAACATCAGGAAACGAAAGTACCGATTCGCATCTGTCTTATATATAATTACTAGTATTTCTAGTATTACTAGAATTACCGTGCGTGCTAGCGCACGCACATCACGGGATTATTTTTAAGCGGGTGAGGTGTGCGTGTGTATATGTGCGCGCGTACGTATAGCGTAGTTAATTTTTATCTCATTATATAATTTATTGTTCCATTGTTCCATAGGGTATTTAGTAATATAATATAAGTATATATTATATACTAGTGCATGGAACAATACATGGAACAATGACGGAACAATACAGCCATTGTTCCATAAATAACCGTAAAATTGGTAACGAGATAATGTTTTCCTGGCAGCACGTTCAGAACGATTTACCGCTAACACGAATTACTCGATACGCAAATATAACGTCTTCCCGATACGTCACGACTTGCAAAATTTCACATTTTTTAGGTTAATATATGTTATCGGCGAATCTAAAAAGCATTCTTTTATGGTACCTAAACAGTACCTTATAGAATGGTTTTTGGGTAAAACGACAGTGCGGATTGCATAAATAAAACATGGTAAAACAACAGATCAGTCATACCAGAAAAACGGCAGGTCTGTTCGACCAGAAAAGAGGATAAAAACGGCAGGTCTGTTCG